CGTTCAACGACAAGTACGACAAATCGCGCATGGACCTTGTGCCCGAGCCTGAACTTGTACAGTACGCGGGCGGAGATGCGGACGCAGGTCTACGGGTGGCGCTGCACCTGCGCAAGAACCTGATGCCGCAGAAACGGTTGCGCAGGTTCTACACCGAACTGCTGCACCCGGCGCAGCACGCGGTGCGCAAGATGGAACAGCGCGGCATGGTCATCGACCCAGACGAGTACATCCGGCTCGACGAGGAAGTCTCGCAGCAGATGAACGACGACCTTGTGACGATGATCGACTGCCTGCCAACGTACCTGAAGCACCGGTACATGCACGACCTGCGACCGACCCGACCGAAGATCGCGTTCGACTTCCTGTTCTCATATCGGGGTCTGAACATCAATCCGCACATGGTGACCGACAAGACGAAAATGCCGAGCATGTCAGCGGAGCACCTGCAGATGTTCGAGGATCACCCTGATGCGGGTCCGTTCATCAAGGCGATGATCAGCTATACCCGAGGCTCGAAGATCAAGTCGACGTACATCGACGGGTTTATGACGCACGTGCGCAGCGATGGTCGATTCCACCCGAGCTATATGTTGTTCAGGGGCAAGTTCCACGGCGACGATCAGAAGGACGTTGACTCGGGCGGGCGCACCGGACGAACGTCTTGCAAGGAACCCGCATATCAGACAATCCCGAAGCACACGATATGGGCGAAACCCTTGCGGCGAGTGTATGTGCCACCTCCCGGTTATGTGATCCTGAACGTCGACTTCTCACAGGGTGAGTTGCGCATCACGGCGTGCATCGCAAACGAACCGACGATGATCGAGACCTACAAGCAGGGCATCGACATGCACCTGAAAACCGGGGCGCAGTTGAACGGTATCGAACTCGCGCTTGCGATGGAAATGATGGCGGCAGGCGATCCGCTGATCGGCAAGATCAGGCAGGGTGGCAAGGCGGGCAACTTCGGATTGATTTACGGCATGGGTGCGGAAGGGTTCGTCGACTACGCACTCAAAAGCTACGGCGTGGTGCTGACCCTGCGCGAGGCCGGGACCTTCATCGCGACGTTCTTCGGTCTCTACAGTAGACTGCTCGACTGGCACGAAGAGACGAAGCAATTCGCGCACAAGCACAAATACATCGAATCCCCCCTCGGACGAATCCGACGGGTGCCGTTGATCAACTCATTCTCGAACGAGGTGCGGTCACGGCAGGAACGTCAGGCGATCAACGCAGGCGTACAAGCGACTCTCACGGACATGGGATTGCTGGCAATGGCAGAACTCGACAAAGCCTACCCGGACTTGTGGCAGTTCGGATTCACACATGACGCGGTGTCGTTTTACGTCAGGGAAGACGAAGTCGAGGAACAGGCAATTCGGATCAAGCAAGTGATGGAAAACCTGCCCTTAGACAAATTTGACTGGACCCCACAACTCGATTTTCCTGTTGACATAGAACTCGGAGAATGTAACCTTGCCGATGTTCATAAATTTGTCGTGTGAGAGGATGGGATGTATGGCAGTGGTGATGCTCGTGAGCGAGCATGTCATCTTGTCCGAGAATCGAGTCTTCGCGGAAACCGCGACGACTGTTTTCCAGTCTCCGCCTAAATCACCTCGACAGATGCTTGACCTCGGGAATAGAGTTAGAAAGTACCGAGCGATTGAGTTATCTGCATGGGGAACCTACGACAAAGACACTGACCGACTTCCCGCCGCGTACCTCGAAGCGGCAATGTAATAATCAAGCTACGAACTCAACGCATGGATGACGAACCCTCTCGTCCGGTTAATCCTGATTTGCGATTCTGGCAGGGATGCATATTCAGTGCTCCTATCTGCATAGCGTTGTGGGCGATTCTGATCTACTTTATATTTTTCTGATGAAATTCAACGACAACACGAAGTGGAGATGGTTCGCTGAGAAAAGCATTACGCATCAGCGGGTGCACTTGTTCAATGTCGGCGAGACCATCAGCGGCAAGACCCGGACCCGGCAATTCAAAGAGGCCGAGGAACAAGAACACGAGCAGGGCATGTTCATACCCCCCGACGAGGCGGCGACGCTGGCACTCGATTACGACGAAGCACGGGACGTGATGCAGGAACTGTGGAATCTCGGGTTCAGGCCGATGGGCATCGAGTCGTCGAACGAGTACATACAGTCGTTGAAGGATCACATCAAAACACTGCATCATCAGGTGCAGCATCTGCAGGGCGCAGTCGAAACTTTGCTGAAAAAACCCTGAAAACAGATCGAATTGACACAGAAACCGGTTAAAAACGAGAACCGGGGGTTGTATAGTCTCGTCCAATTGATTGGACAGGTGACCCATGACTGTGAAAATCGTGAAGGGTGGCGGCGAAGATAAAGCTGACAAAGCACTGACCGTGGGCAACGCACTCGGGGTTCAGGCCGACAAGGTCTCGCACTTCACCCTGATCAAAGGCGGCAAGGTCAGCAAGGCCGATAAGGAAGTTCTGCAGGGCACCGATATCGCGAAGGACGACTCGTTCGAGCCTTACTACTTCGACCCCCGCAAACAAGACGCTCAGGCGATGGTCCTGCGTCCCCCGTATCAACCCGAACAACTGTCGATGCTCACGCAGCGCAACAACTCACTCGGGCAATTGGTCACCGCGATGGAAGTCAACATCGACGGCACCGGGTGGGTAATCGAGAAAAAAGACATCGCAGAAGACGAAGACCCCGAGGAAGACGAAGAGATCGAGCGACTGACAGCGTGGTTCAATGAACCGTTCCCGCGTACCTCGATGACAACCCTGCGGCGCAATATCCGGCGCGACCTTGAGAAGACCGGTTACGGATTCATCGAGGTGCTGCGAGCAATCGACGGTACGCTGATGTTTTTGAAGCGGGTCGACTCGGACATGATGCGACTCGTCAAACTCGATGAGGCAGTCGCGGTCGAAGAGACCGTGCGGCGTGATGGGTCCGACATGGACGTGCTTATGTGGAAGCGTGAGCGCAGGTTTGCGCAGGTGCAGGGCAAGAAAATCGTGTACTTCAAGGAATACGGTGCGAGCCGGGAACTCGACCGCAACACCGGCAAATGGGCGGGTGAAGGCGAGATCGTCGACGTCAAGGACCGGGCGACCGAGGTGCTGTACTTCACGATTCACGAGGACACCTTCACGAGTTACGGCATTCCCCGGTGGATCAACAACATACCGTCGGTACTCGGCAGCAGAAAGGCCGAGGAACTGAATCTCGACTTTTTCAATTCGGGCGGGTTACCCCCGGCGCTGATCTTCATTCAAGGCGGCGAACTGACTGCCGAAGTGCGCAAGCAGGTGCAGCAGTACATGTCAGGCCGAGGTTCGAGCTTGCATCGGGGCGGCGTCATCGAGGTGCACAGCACGGGCGGGTCGATTGACTCGACCGGTAATGTCAAGGTCACCGTCGAGCGGTTCGGGTCCGAGCGCATGCAGGATTCGATGTTCGAGAACTACGACATGAGGTGCGAAGAGCGGGTGCGGGCAGCGTTCCGGTTGCCGCCGATCTTTGTCGGCAAGGCGCAGGACTACTCGTTCGCGACAGCGTTCGCGAGTTACACGGTGGCCGAAGCGCAGGTGTTTCAACCCGAGCGGGCCGAGTTCGACGAAGTCATCAATAACACGATCATGCGCGAACTCGACGAGAGCGGCGAATATGCGTACAGATCGATGCCGTTAACGGTCAATGATGTCGCGGTACAACTTGAAGCAATCGGCATCGTGGCGACTGATCTGACTGCCGAGCAACGTGTGATGGCCGTCAACGAGGTCACCGGATTATCGTTGAAAGTAGACGAGGATGCAGACGACGATGCAGACGACGAACCTGACAACCCGGTCGTAGTCCCCGGTACTGGTAATGGTCAACCGGGGGTACCGGTATCGGTGGCAGAACCCGGTGCAACCCCCGGCAAACCACCAGCACCGGGGGCACCTGCTGCATCACCCGCATCGAAGGCCGAGCAAACCGCGAAGATGGACACCTTCGACATGATGGGACTCGTCAACGCGTGGTGTGCATCGGTTCTCGACCCGTCGACTACAACCCCCGACTCGACGAAGATGATCGAGGAAGTTGTGCGACGCATGGACCCGCAGACGCGGGCGCAGTTCGATGCGTACGCAGCGATGCGCCTGATGGGGGCGCTCGATTACGATTTCGAAGGCGGGGTCGAACTTGTCGGTGCGGCAGCGTTGATACACGCGCACGAGCACACCGATGACTACGGCAGTTGAATCATTCCTAGTTCTTGAGAAGTCTCTCTCGAATCGCATCCTGAAACAGTGGGAGCGCGACTCAAATGACGCGATGCGGACAATTCTCGCAGCGGTCAACCGGGGCGACTTCGAAACTGCAATCGACAACTGCGATGGTCTCAGCATGGCACCCGCAGCGACTCACAATCAGCGGTTCACCGAGTTCATCGGCATGCAGGCGACGATCTTCGGCGCGTCCCGACTGACCCGAGGTAATCCCCGCAGCACGGTCTTCGTTGACGAAGGCGCGAAGCAACCCGAGGAAGTCACACGGGCATCCGAGGCGATGGTCGACATGCTAGGCGGGACGGCGACCGAGGACGTCTGCCGGGAAGCGCAGAAACTGATCACCGAGGAACGGGCTGCGCAGCAGGAAGAGGCGATCAAAGCAGACGAGCAGGTACGCAAGAACAGCACATCAGGGTTTGTCAAACGCTTCACGTCAAGTGTTCGGGGCAACGGGAAGGCGTTCATCGACATCGGCTCGTCATTGCACACGTCGCGTCTGAGTGCGTGGGGATTCACGCAAGAGGCGAACTTCAGAGGCATCAAGTTCTATCAGGTCAGCGAACAACTCGACTCGCGTACCTGCCCGGTGTGTCGCACCATGCACGGCAGGAAGTTCGCGGTCAGACCGGCACAGACGAAGCTAGAGACACAGATGTCGGTCACCGACATGAATGAGTTGAAGAGCATCGCACCGTGGCCGAAGCAAGACCGCAAGTCAGTCAAGTTGCTGGCACAGATGTCAAACTCGCGCCTACAGCAGAACGGGTGGGACACTCCCCCGTATCACCCCTTGTGCCGGGGGGTGCTCGTACCTGCCGGGTCGCTGGAGGAAAAGTTGCCGACGCAACCGGAACTCGGCGACGTTCGCGAGGCCCCGTTGCCGAATGTATCTCCGGACGAGATCGGGGTACTCGACCCGCACGAGTTGCCGTTCACCGGCAGCGCAGCCGAATACCGTGACCGGTTCTTCGTGCCGGGGGTCACCCCGGACGATGTGCTCGCACGGCACGATCCGAGTGTTGCCGGTGTGATTCGCGACTACGAAACGCGGCTGAAGAAACGCACCTCGACGCACAAGACGTGGCAAGACAGCGAGGGCAATTGGCTACCTGAGCGGGTGAAACTGCACAATAAGATCATCGACGATGTATTGAATGAGGACGTGATCGCGAGGGCGACCGCACTTGAAGGCGAGGCCCCGGTAATGACGATCCTCGGCGGGCGCGGCGGTTCCGGCAAGACCTTCCTGACAAAGGGCACCGACAAGAAAGGCAAGGGGGCACCGGTCGATCTTAGCAACAAAGTCGTGCTCAACTCGGACGAGATCAAGGGATTGCTGCCCGAATACGAAGGATGGAACGCAGGACAGGTGCACGTCGAGGGGTCCTATCTATTGAAACGAATCGAGAAGATCGCACGACAGCGGCGCATCAACGTCGTGCTCGATACCACGATGGGCGGGATTGATAAAGCAACACGCACGGTCGGTGCGTATACCGAAGCAGGCTACACGGTCGAGGGATACTACATGCACCTGCCGCGACAGGAAGCAGCATTCAGGTCAGTGTTTCGTGCTATCGAGAAGGGCGAGGAACTGCGGTATGTGCCGATTGACATCATCCTGCAGAACCTCGACAACGAGGACGCATTCGACGCACTGAAGCACCTGTTCACTCGATGGGGTCTATGGGATAATCAAGTCGAACCCGGAGCACTCCCCCGGTTCGTCGGTGGTAACAATCTACCGGCAGGGATCGGAACACCATGAAAAAACAGAAAAAGATCGACACGCAACCGGCACAGGGCGTGCGCTCGTCCGTGTCCGAGGAACTGCTGACCTACGCGAACGGCGAACTGATCCCGGCAGAGCATTACAGTGACTTCACGGATGCCGAGGCCGATCAGGCTGAAGCGATGACTCCCGAGGAAGTGTACATCGCATCGCTCGAAGCGGGTCTGCCTGAAGACCCCCTTATCGAAGAAACGCTCAACATGAAACGCGTCGCCGAATTACGAACGGCATCGGCGGTGCTCAATGCCTAGCCCACGAGACGGTGAATCGAAGAAGGACTTCCTGTCGCGCTGCATGGCGAACCCCGAGGCCCGGTCAGACTTTCCGAGTCAGGATCAGCGGTTCGCTTTCTGCAATTCACAGTGGGAGAACCGCAAAAAGTCGGACCTGTTCGAGCGACTGAAGAATCTCTTCAAGCGATAAGTCTCCAATTGATTGGACCCCAGTCCCCTTAAGCACCCTCATGGGTGCTTTTTTTTGTGCCGTCCAATTGTTTGCCAGTAAGAAATGGAGGTTCTACGCTCCCCTCTCATGACGACAACTGAATGCCGGATTCGCAAAACTGACGACGAACTTCAAATCGTCTACGGCGAGGTGTACGCACCGAACGTGCCTGATGTGCATGGCGAATTTATGACACCGGTTGAGGTGCGCAAGATGGCGCACAGGTTCATGTCGAAGGGCATCCTTGAAGCTATCGACACGAACCACGACAACGAGTTGAACGGGTCGATGATTGTCGAGTCGTTCATAGCGCGAGTAGACGATCCGATTTTCATCTCTGAATCATGGGTCATCGGGATGCACGTCCCCGACGACGACATGTGGCTGAAAATCAAGGACGGCGAGATCAACGGGTTCTCGATAGAAGCACTGGTACACCTCGATGAAAGAATTGTCGAGCTAGAGATACCGGAGGTGCTAAAAGGGGACACGAGTGACGTCGATGGACACGTACACAAGTTCGAGGTCCGGTTCGACGGTGAGGGGAATTTTGTCGGAGGCAAGACGTCGCTAGTCGACGGACATCGGCACTCGATTCTCAGAGGCACAGTGACGGAAGAGACTAATGGGCATACGCATCGGTACAGCATTGCCGAACTGATGCAAATCGTATCGGAGCGAGCAGCATGACACGAAAGATCAAAGCAAAAGCGAACGCGATGGTCGACGCTGACGTGAACTACATCTCTCTTGTGGCAAGGCCCGCGTCACGTATTCCGTTCAGACTCACAAAATCCGACGACCCCGAAATGGAGGCAGGTCTAATGATTCATCTCAAGACAATGTTCAAGCGTGACGGCGCTGCGCCGAAAGGCTGCACCCTAGTGGGGGTCGTCCTGCAGAAACAACACGAGGAACACTTCGCACCGCAGATCAAGGAACTCGGTCTCAAGATCGACGACCGGTCGGAAGACGACGACGTTGTGATCCTGAAGCAGGAACACTTCACCGAGGACGGTGTTACGGCAATCAAACTTGGCGAGATTGGCGGGTTATTCATTAACGTGCCCGAGCAGGTCACGAAGGCATTCGATCCGTACATCTCAAGCGACGATTTCGACGAGAACATGGCACTCGGTTTTCTTCCCGGCATGTCAATAGCCACTGACGCATTGATGGATACGGTGATTCAGGTGCTGCGTACTGCCGAGGACCCGGACGATGCGAAAGACCGCATCGAGTCGAACATCGACAAGTACAAGACGGCGATCCTCGACCTCGCCAACAACCTGCCGACGATGGCATTCAAGCTGGAAGGTTTGAATCTCGAAGGGTTTGTCGAGAAGGGCGAAGGCGACAAAGCGGCAGATGACGCAGCCGAATCGACCGCGACCGAATCGACCGCGACCGAGCAGGCCGCCGCCACAGAGGGTGATCCTGCGGACGCTGAACCGGATGCCGCACCCGCGTCGGAAGATAAACCTGCCGCTGATGACGCTGCTGCTGCTGCACAAGCAGAGGGTAAACAACCCGCAGCCGAGGACACTAAACCGGCAGAGACAGCGGCACCGGCAGCGAAAACAGACCCGACTGCTGGTCTGTCCGATGAAGAGAAGCAGAAGTTGAAAGGCGTGCACATCGAAGACCTCGATGTTGCGCCTGATCCGTGGTCATCTCGACCTGCCGGTGTCGCAGCCGGTGCCGCAGCCGGTGCCGCTCCCGCAGCAGAATCGACCGCGCCGGAAGGCACGACCGAGAAAAGTGAAACGAGTGAAGCAGAGGGCATTGCGGGGTTGTTGACCGCGTTCAAGTCCGAAGTTTTAGAGGCTATTAGCAGCGTGAAGTCTGAAGTATCTGATCTTAAATCGAAACAGGCCGACTTGACCGAGAAGGTCAACACGACGGCGGCGATTGCAGACCGGGCACAGAAGGCGGTGAAAAGAACTGTTCCGTCAAATAGTGACGCGGGCGACCGCGTTCGTGACGAATCCCTCGGGACTCGTGCTCGTCAGAAAGGTGAGAACACTGACGAGAGAACGTGGGGCGGCACGGCACTAGATCGAATTGTCGGCGACTTCGGTACCGGCGAGTAGATCGTCCGCACGCGGAATCATTGACTAACCCCTGAAATCTTTGGAGCAATCATGAACAATCAGGAACTCATGCAAAAAGCGGACTGGAGCGTCGGCGACCTCGAAACAACCGGGGGCAAGCTGAACGACGAACAGGCGAACCAGTTCATCCGTAAGTTACTCGTACAGCCGACAATTTTGAATCAGGCCCGCACGGTAACCATGTCTAGCCCGCAGCGGCAGATCAACAAGATTCAGTTCGCAAGCCGAATCTTGAAACCTGCCGTATCGAACACCCCGTTGTCTTCGGGTGATCGTTCTGCACCGACGACCGAGCAGGTCCTGTTGACCACGAAGGAAGTGATCGCCGAAGTGCGGTTGCCCTACGACGTCATCGAGGACAACATCGAGCGCGGCAACATCGGCGCGATGACTGACACAAACGGCACCCCGACCTCGGGTGGTATCCGCGATACCATCATGACGTTGATCGCCGAACGTGCAGCACTCGACCTCGAAGAGTTGGCCTTGTTGGGTGATACCGGTTCCGGTGACTCGTACCTTGCACTGCTCGATGGTTGGCTGATCCAATCAACCACGAATGTGGTCGACCTCGCTGGGGCAAGCATCAGCAAGGACACGTGGAAGCAAGGACTGCAGGCGATGCCTGATCAGTACCTGCGGAACCGTGCAGCGATGCGGCACTTTGTGTCGGTTGATAACGAGATCGCATACCGCGATTCGCTGGCAAATCGTGAGACAGCACTTGGCGACGCACAGATTCAGGGGACCTCGCCGGTCTTCGGATTCGGTGTGCCGGTCGACGCTGCATCACTGATGCCTGCGGTCAACGGTCTATCGACAAACCCGCTGAACATGATCTTCGGCATTCAGAGGGACATCCACATCGAGACCGACAAAGACATCACTAGCCGGGTGTACATTATCGTTCTCACCATGCGGATGGACTTCAAATACGAAGAGGAAGAGGCTGTCGTCAAGTACATAAATATGGGCTAGTAGCTCAGCCTTGAATACCCCCCGGTAGCGTGTCATGTTGATGCTTTACCGGGGGTTAGTAAGTGAAAAGTATCAACTATTTACGAGAAAGTTATGAAAACCCTGTTAACTGCACTACTTGCACTATCCGCACTATTCGTCCTGACCAGCCATGCTGACCAGCGTTTTGAAACTACAGGTGGCTTCTGCCACTTTGTCCTGCCAGTAGGTCTGCAGGGCGGTAACGACGATGCTGAAACGTTCTTTGCCAATTGTGAAAATTCGATCACCCAGCTCAATGATGGAACGGGTCAGGGGACAACCACGGTCACGGTCAAATACTCTGGTGACAGCA